CTATCTTAGACCTGTAAGACTTCCCCTCATGGAGTTTGCTTCCTATATCACTAGCCCTAGTGGCATAGGAAGGAACGTTATCTTGATGAGTCACGGCTGCCAGATCATCGCCGCAGATGATCCTGGCAGGGCCAAGACCCGCGCTCATCCAGTGGTTGAGGAGACTCAAGATCGCGAAGCTGCATGGGGTGCCCATCAGCGAGCCGCGAACCTTGGGTATCTCCACACACCCCTCAACCACGTTATAACGTTCTCGGCAAATGACTGCTTGACTATGAGACATCTGGTCGAGACGGTAACGGACATAATGTGGCTTATCGCCAACTCCGAGGGACTCGCGGAGTTCACGGTAGAGGAAGTCGGGGAGACCTGCCTTCCTCAGACCGTCACAACAAGCGATAATCGCATCATGTCCAAAGCCGTCCGTCGCACAAGTAAGGTCCGCCGAGAGGTAGACCTTACTCTGATGCAAGTAACCAGACAGTCGTTGAAGAATGCCTTCTTCCGTATGCGGAGCATATGGAAGAACTTGCTGGACATTCTTAACGACTGCCGGCCAGAGGACCTGTCTAACAAGGTCACCTCTGGTAAAGCAGCTTGCCGGCGGAATAGTAATGATCCGTGCCTTCATCCCCAGTTCCGCAATAGCACTAGCATGGTGCACCACCCTATCCCCGACAGAGAGACGAAGCAACCTCGATGTAGCGTACATCAGGTTTCTCTCTGCACTTGCAATTGTGGGGTAAAGGTGGAACCTACTAGTCTTTGCTTTGCGACTGAGTGCGTGCTCGAAGGCAGATGCAAGCTTGGAGACCTCGGGGGCGCCCCTGGCAAGGCCGCCCCTCGTGAGGCCACTACCCACTCCCTCCCAACCGCTTCGAGCGTTGGTAGAGAGCAGGGAGTTGTAACCCCCAAGCTCGCGTCCTGCTTCGACCACTGCGGCAGCCGATGCAGGCACGGAAAACGAAATTCGTTCTGGGAATGCGCCTCTCATAACCGACGCGACATGCTGCTCTATAGAAACAAGCGCAACCTTGTTTGTAACATGACGCTTAGAGAGACGATTCAAATGCTGGTCTACAGCTTCTTTAATGACAGCCTCTGGTGCGCTTGGAAGAGCGCGCGCAACTCGAGAGAAAGCGAGTTTGCCCTTTACCGTGAGCCGGTTTCCAAGCCATTTGAGAAGCTTGCCTGGGAAGAACTGGCCGTCTCTGGCGGCAACGCGCCTCTGCTCGAGGGCAGAGGCACGGAGCTCACCGCACAGTTCTTTGACGCTCCTGGCAGTCTCCAACCATCCGTTGCGAGCAACGGACAAGG